GGATCGAACGTGATGGGGTCATGGTCGATGGGAAGGGAGTACACTGCGGCGGAGGTTGTGGGGATGTAGGTGTTGGAGTGGTTGGGAGTGAGCTGTAGCTGCGCCTTGTTGAACGTAATCGTATATCCCGTTGTATTTGAGCCACCGGGAGCAACAAAGTCTCTAAGGTCAATGCCCACGCTGGCGAAAGAGCCGGGTGTAAACGCGGGACTTGTTATTCTTTGTGGGACACCTGCTACAAAACTTGTGACTACGGGATAGTTTACGGAGCCGTCAGAAAAAACGATGGGGACATTTGCTACCGTTGTATCACAAGTTACTTCGTAAGAAGCAACGCACGCCTTGTTGAGTGCTGAAAAATTCTGCCGGACGTAAACATACCCGTCATTCGCACTAACACTGACACTTCCATTAACCCTTGTACCGCTATATATAGGCCCGTTTACCCAAGACGCGTTAGAAAAATCTTCACTTCGCACGAAAAAATTATGCGGCGCATACCTCAGCACCCCATCCGACCCATAGACCAGCTTCGGCGAGGGGGACGTGTACGTGAGGATGCTGTCGGGGGTGGTCGTCGCTAGGTTGCGGGAGTTGTACCCAAGGCTGTCAGCGAAGTCGAGATCCAGCGCTGCGCCGGGCAAGACCCACGCAGGTGTCGCGTCAGCCAAAAAGCCCGGAGGCGTAGACAGCGAGGTGGAGCCGTACAGGAGCCCTGCAAAGCCACCCCAAAGGCCGGGAGCATTAGTCGAAAGACCCGCCATTTACGAGCCTCCTTACGAGGGCACAACACTCGCCTGAGAGATTGTCGCCGTCACCACACCCGTGCCGCTGTTCAGCGTCACTTTCACAAACACAGGCGCGTACCCGTAATTGCCCTGCACAGTCGTCGACGCACCAACCAGATTGGCGTCGGGATGATTGACCCACGTCACCAAGGCGGGAGCCACAGGCGAGATCAGGCTGTTGGGGTCGTCCAGCGTCTGCTGAACGGTGTAACTGACCGATCCGCTTACCGTACACTGGATGGCCGTCATCGGCATCGCCCAGCTATCAAGCGCCACCCAAGGCGAAGACGCCACGGCATTCGTGCCCACGGTGAGCGCATTAGCTGCAGTCGCGCTGATCGTGATCGAGGTTACGGTCTTGTAATCCAGAACCGACTGGGACGTGCTGGCGTTCGTACCCGCCAAGATCTCGGACTGGGTGCTGCCAGACCACGACGTGCCACTGATCGTAAACGTCTTGGCGCTTTCATTGCCCGTGCAGGTGATCAACACCCGCCGAGCCGTGTCCAGCGTTGCCACGCCTCCAGACGCACGAGCGCCATTCAGCGTCAGAGCGCCTGCCGACGGGGTCTGCGAGAGGCAAATCGCATTTGCAGAAGCTGCAACCAGCGGGCCCACAGTGACAGTAATCGGGCGCATCAGCGCGCTCCTTGTGAATTAGCTCTTTTCGAGGCTTTTGAGGCCCTGATATTGTCTACCGCATTCGGGTAGGGCCGTCCAGCAGAGCGGGCCATGGCCTTCGCCTGAGCCACCTGCTTAGTCGTCATGGGCTTCGATTTGTGGTCTTTAGGGAGACCCTTCTCCCAGACAGGAATGTCCTTTTTCATGGGCATTTTAATGTTCCTTGTGAGAGAACAGAGGCAAGCCGCCCCAAACTGGTTTGCAATTACCGCAGGCGCACTGACCTTTTAGATATAAAGCCGCAAATTCCAGAAGCTCGGGGTCATCTTTAAAGTGCCCTAAACCCAGATTGCAGTTTGTGCATAAAGCCCCACGCACCATGCCCGTGGCGTGATCGTGATCAATAACGACAAAAACAGTTTGTCCGCATATTACACATACGCCGGTTTCTCTGGCGGCGTACGCCCTATTATGCTCTTCAGGCTTGATGCCATTAGGGAGCCTAGTCTGTTTTCTGTATTCAGACCGACACGTGCGGCACCAGCTATCCAACCCATTGGTTTTCCGCTTATGCGGTGGAAAAAATTCCAGTGTTTCCGGTTTTTGCTGCTTGCAGCGGGCACATGTTAGCATTCGACATCCCACCTTCTAAGCGACTTATTGATCCTGCTGTTTGGATCATTAGCCACTTTATCAGAAGTGAGCTTATTTTTCATGCCGCACATACGTTTTTTGAAATTTTCTCGCCTTTCGGCGTCAGCATCAGATTTTTGAGCCTGTTTTGAGGTAACCGGCCTCTTGATGTCGTGCCCCGCTGCCTTCAGCGAAGCGCGCCCCTTGTCGTTCAGGCCGCCGCTGGGGTCTTTCCCTGCTGAGCGGGTCCAAGCTGGTGTCTTAGCCATGATGCCCTCGGGAAAGAAAAGAGTGGGGCCGAAGCCCCACCACTTAGTTCATCTGGATCTTGCGCCCGGCGGGGGCGGTACCCGAAGCAGCCGAAGACAGCGGGTTCATGTTGGAGCCCGTGCGGCCACCCGACTTGCGAGCCGTGCGCCCACCGTGCTTCTTGGCGGCCATGCCGTCAGCCTTGCCGACAGTCTTGCCACCGTGCTTACGCTCTTCGGCAGCGTCGTTCACCTTGCTCTGGTAGGTGTAACGCTGGTTCTTGTGAGCGAGATCCTGCTCATATTCCTTAGTGCCAACAGTGGCTTCGCCACCCGTAGCACGACCCTTGCGACCCTTCATATGATCCTCCTACGGATTACGGGGCATTGATGGCTTGGACATAACGAACGACAAGCGTGCCGACACCGCCGGTACCGCCGCTCGAGAGAACGAAGATGCGAACGTCGCTCGAACCTACGTTGATCCACTTGCCGGTCCGTGTTGCATCGGTACCCGGAGAGAGATTGGACAGACCAATCGCCTGCGGGCCAGTAGCCGCACTGACAAGCTCAGTCGCAGTGGCAGAGGTGCCAACGCTAACAGTGGCCGAGCTTGCCCAGCCAGTGCTCGCCAGCACGTCAATGCCAACGATAAGGCTGTAAGCCGGGACGACGACACCCGTAGCGAGGGCGGTTGTCGACCCCGCCTGAGTGACCGACTGGGCCTGAGCCATCACAACGTAGCCGGTGTCGGCCACGTCCTGCCCGAGCGTAGTGCCCGAGGTATTCAGGATCGGACCCGAAATAAGAGGGCCGGTAAAATGAGAAGCACCCATTGGCTTTTCCTTTCATTGTGGCCCCCCCTCGAAAGAGGGGCCTTGGCCCAGATTAAGACGGGAGCGAGCCCCAGATAGCGCGCCAATTGTAGTAGCCAAACGAGTAGCGCTCGTAACCCTTCACCAGAAGGTTGTCGGTCACGAAGTCCACCTGCATGTCCGTCTCGAACTTGATGCGTTCCATGTACGACAGGCCGTCGATGTTGGTCAGCAGGAACCAGTTGCGCGACGAGGTCAGGAAGTCGTTAGTGAGGAACCCTTCCGGCAGACCGCCGCTGGTGCCCTTGATCGCGTTCACGTCGTTGTCCGCAGTGCCCGGGCGCAGTTCCGTCTGGGTGAGGCGGATGGCAACCGGCTCAAGCTGCGGGGGAACGACGAGCTTGCGGGCACGCGCGAAGACCTTCAGACCAGCCTGATCCTTGAAGCTCGTACGAACCGAGATCATGCCGTTCAGCAGGGTGGCTTCGTTCAGGTCCACGTCAACCGACGGACGGTTGGCAACAGTGCCGCCGTCAATCGGGTGGGCGGTGCTGATCAGAGACACGCCATCACCGCCAACGCTGTTGTTGTACGTGGTGGCCGTGTTCAGGATCGACGCGCCGTAGATTTCCTTGGTCTGCTGGAAGCTCTCGATCAGACCGAGGTTCGACGGGTGGAACTGGGTCTTGTAGAGGTTGTCATCAATCGCCTTGCGAGTGATGGCATAGCCCAGACCGATTTCCACGTGTTCCTGATTGTACACGTAGCGTTCGCCAGCGCCGTTGTCGAAAGCGGTCTGGCCGCCCTCGGTCTTCAGCTGCGCGAGGCCGAGGTACCGCATTTCGGCGGTACGCTCGAGAGCCATCTTGCTGTCGTGCTTGGTGAAGATCTTGTCGTACTGAGATGGGATCATCTCGTACTTGCCCTCAACGCCCCGCAGACCGGGGAGGAGAAGGTCTTTGATTGCTGAAAGATTAACAGCCATTTTAACCTACTCCTTAAATGCCGTTGAAGTTACGCGGCATGGCGTTGTTGAAGCCAACAACGATGCTGTTGTAACCCGTGGTGGGATCGTTGCCGTTGACGCTCACCAGCGGGCTGGTCTGGCCCGGGGTGTAGTTGGCGAGGGACACGACACGGAACGGCAGGTAAGCATTGCTGGCGGTGCCAGCCGACGCGTTTGCAATCAGCGAGTACTGATCAGCAAACATGGTGGACTGACCGCTGGCAGTGTTGCCATTGGTTTCGCCGGTAGCAGTGCTGTCGTTCCAGTTGAAGCTGATGTTCTGGCCGACCGCAGTGAGCCCCACAGCGGTGGCCGTGGTGTTCGAGTTGCCGGTCTGGATGATGAACTGAGCATTCGGGTCGCTGATGACATAAGCCAGCACGTCGCCGTTCGCATCGGAGCCGGGCCAGTAGGGCGACCAAACGGTGCGCTTCTGCGAGGTCGACAGGTACTTGCAGCCAACGAAGATGCCAGCGACCGG